AATCCATCCCTATATAGGTAGAGAGAAAGGACTAGAATAAATCGGGAAGAGTTCCTGTTCGTGAGACTCCTCCCATGATGGTTGATTGGTGTTGTAGTTCGTTAACACAACTGTTTACGTATCATATCCCCTGTTGCTTTTCTTAAAAGTAGGATCGGTATGAACTGTGCAGGTTTAGATTGTAACTTAATCCTCTGTGTAGTGGCTCTGCATTGTTTAACAACAGTAACGATAGCTATTTTAGGCTTCTTCATTATTAACTCCCTGTCTCGTTGTGTAGCTTTTAATGATCATCTCTGCTTCATCCTTTGTATCTACAGGTATGCGCATTCCTCCGCCAACTACATATAGTCCATCAGGTCGATCTTCCATATGTATTGGCCCTCCTGTGTTGAAATTCATTCCATCTGAAAACTGCATTTAATTCTCCTTTCTAAAGTTATTTGGTGAAACATACACTTCAACTAAGCTACTTTCAATATAGATTTTAAGATCATCAAGTGAAAGTAAATCTTTTCTTAATGTTTCTAATACAGTTGCCTTACTTGTGTCAGTTAGACCAAAGTTTTTGAGAACTATAACTACAGTATTATCCATTTGTTTTCTCCTTTCTAAAGTCTAGTTTCATGGTTAAGCCACATATAAATCAAACGATCTAAGCTACGGCAAAAGTTCTGGCCATGACTTGTGTTATCTTTAAAGTAAAACTTACACACAAAATGAGCTGCTTCATGTAAGAATACTTCAACAGATCTACGATTTAAGATGATTTCTTTCCCGCCATACCAAGCAGTTCCCCATAATTGGTCATTTTCTTTACCAAAAAACAATCTTACTTGAGGGATAGCTCCCTGTTCTGCCAATAATTGTAGAAAATATCGGCATTCTTCATGCGTAACTGGAGTATTTAGCAATTTTATGCGAGTTTCTATTGGTGTTTTGCATAAACTTTCGCCTATTCCAGGCCTCTTTTTATAGTCCATAGTTGTTTTCCTTTCTAGTCTAGTAAGTTGACCCGCTCGTGCTACAGATTTATAAGGTTGTAACTCATTTATTTTATGTATGATTCTTACTAAACTCTCTCGTTCGAATTTGTATTTTAGTTAATTACCACGGCAAAACCACCTTCAATAATGGCTTTCTTATAATACGCTGCGATCCTATCCGCCGGTTGCTGGGTCTGAAGTCCTCCAGCCTTGGCCAGAGTTCCCCATTCCGCGATATCAATCGCCTTATCCTTCGGCAAAACATCGATCAGAATCTGCATCTGCTTCGCAATCTTATCTTCCAACACCTTATCAGTTCGCTGAACTTTGCCAGTTACCCGGATCCCGCTACTTACTTTTGCAGTCGGGGTCAGAATTCCGAGAGCATCTCGCAATGCCTTTTTCTGCTCGTCAGTCAAACTCTTAAAATCTTCTACCATCTTCTCGAATCTTTTCTCGTCCATAACTTTCTCCTTTCTAAGAGAACTGTAGAACGAGAGAGTTTAATGAGAATCATACATTATTTAGTTGTCAAAGATCTATAACTGGTACACTTTATTTTTATCGATTGTGTGTCTCAATCGTGATTACATTATATATAATTATGAATCTTTGTACAATACAAAATAAAAGTTGGTACAGGAGCTCAGCGCCCGCGCCTTGGGGCCCGGTACGTGGACCACCAGCCCCGGGCCTTTTGCCTCCCGAGCCCTACACGATTGCGCAGAGGCCCGAGAACCCTTTTTATACTAGTATTTAAACCGTAACAAATACCAGTAAGATGGGCCCAAGATCCAAGGCACCATAGTATAGATCCAAGGTCCCAGCACCAATGTCACCCTATAAAAGCTCATGCTCCTAGAGCAACCCCAAAAACAAAACTCAATCCAAAAATTGCGGAGGGGCCACCCAGATTCAAAAACATCAACGATATACGCGGAAACCCTGTTCCAACATAATAGCCTAACGATTATAATTATGTTTACTTATCGAAAAAAATAGTTTATAGTATAACCTACGAGTGGTTTAGTTTGGGCATTCTTTATCCGAGGTCAGAGCTGTATGGCACTTAAAAAGCAAAAAGCAAAAATTTCCGTAAATACACAAGAAGCAATCGCTGAACTCTTCAATAAATTAAATGATGCTGGCTGCGACCCTATAGCTGAGCTTGCCGCTCTGGCCATGGACCCCAACACACCCCTGTCTGACCGAATCTCTATTATGAAAGACCTCGCACAATATACAGCCCCGAAGCGCAGAGCAGTAGACATCTCTACTTCTAGCGATGAGGGAGTGACTGTGAAGATAGTTAAATACTCCAAAGATCCAGTTGGCCAGGTGCGAAAGATGATGGACCCTGAAGTTCTTAAACGGGAGCTTGATAATAGTGTGCCTATTAAAGAAGCAGTACCTGTGCAGACACTGCCTGAAGAAGAGTTAGAGATTACACAACAGTCAGAAGTGACGGGGTAAGAGATGGCTGAAGTCAGTTTACCTCACAATTGCACTCCAAGAGATTACCAAATGCCTCTTTGGTCGTATCTCGAAAATGGTGGCAAAAGGGCCGTTGCAATATGGCATCGCCGCGCGGGTAAAGATCTGACAGCTTTACATTACTGTGTTACTTCAATGATAGAACGCCCCGGTCTGTATTGGCATCTACTGCCTACTTATAATCAGGGGCGCAAGATCGTATGGGACGGTATGGACAAAACGGGGCGGCCATTTCTGGACGCATTCCCCCAAGAACTTATTAAGGGAAACCCTAACAATACAGACATGAAGTTGGAAACAGTGAATGGGTCCATGTACCAGGTTGTTGGGACAGACTGGGTAGATCGACTCGTTGGGGCAAACCCTATTGGGTGTATCTTTTCAGAGTATTCGTTGCAAGATCCTCGGGCCTGGGACCTTATACGTCCGATCTTATTGGAAAATGGCGGGTGGGCACTTTTTGTGTATACCCCACGCGGGAAGAACCACGGTTACAAGCTGATGCAAATGGCGAAAGCAAATCCTAAGTTGTGGTTCTCAGAGATGCTATCTATAAATGATACAGGCGTTATTTCTCAGGAGCAGATCAATGATGAAAGAAATTCTGGGATGTCTGAAGAGCTTATTCAACAGGAGTTTTATTGCAGTTTCGAAGCTGGTATCCCTGGAGCATATTTCTCCTTACAGGTTGTCGCCGCTAAACGCGAAGGACGTTTTGGTCGCGTACCTATTCATACAGATGTTCCTGTTGATACTTATTGGGACCTTGGCATGGATGACTCGATGACTATCTGGTTTGCCCAAAATATCGGCCGCGAGATCCACTTGATTGATTATCTTGAGGGAGCAGGTGAAGGTCTTCCGTATTATGCTAAAGAGTTGAGAAATAAAGGTTACTTATATGGGCAGCATTTTGCCCCGCATGATATAAAGGTACGGGAACTCGGTTCTGGTAAATCTCGTAGAGAAGCAGCAAGGAATATGGGTATTGATTTTCAGATCATAAAGAAGGTTGCTTATAAAGAAGATGCTATTAATGCTGCAAGAAATGTTTTCAGTCAGTGCTGGTTTGATTCTGTAAGATGTGCCCGCGGTATTGATGCTCTTGAAAACTATAAAAAAGAATATGATGACAAGAAAAAAGTATTCATGTCAACCCCTGTACGCGATTGGGCAGCTCATGGAGCAGATGCCTTTATGACTATGGCTTGCGGCCATAACTTTAAAGGTTACAATACAAACAATATAGTACGCTTACAAGGGTACAGACGCCAGTTAAAAGTTGGCGATTCGATAGCGGGATATTAAGATGGATAGTAAACTTGGCATGATGGTATATAGAAACTTTACTGATGTAAAGGCAAAGCGCAGTGTATATGAAACTATATGGCTGCAGGATTTGCGTCAGTATAAAGGTATCTATGACCCTGAAGTTCTTGCAAAGATGGATGCTAAGCGTTCCAAATCTTTTATCCGTGAAACAAGAACAAAGGTCCGTACCATTGATGCCCGTATACTTGATCTACTTTTCCCAGCCAATGGTGAGAAGAACTGGGACATTCAAGTAACACCTATTCCATCAGTCCCTGCTCCTATTGAGCAAAATCTTCTTGCGCAGGTTACTGCGGTAGTTAAAGCAGCAGGAGAAGATAGACCTCCTACAAAAAGTGAACTGGCAATTGCTATTCAGACATTTGCTACTGAAACTGCTAACCGTATGTCAACTGAAATAAATGACCAGTTGTCTGAAATAAAGTACAGAAGCATTATCAGAGATGTAATGCATTCAGGGCATCTTTATGGAACTGGTTGGTTAAAAGGTCCGTTGGTCGACCAGGTCATAGAACCTCACTGGGAGATGCAGCAGAAGCGAGTTATTAACGCTAATGGTCAGGAAAGTGCTTCCTGGTCCTGGGTCCTAGTTCAGAAGAAAATAAACCGACCTTATGCAGAATTTAAACCGATTTGGGATATCTATCCTGATTTATCAGTAACGGAAAAAGATTTATGTAGATTCTTTTGTGAACGTCACATCATGCCGCGGCATAAGTTATTACAGCTTGCAGCAAGAGAAGATTTTGATGGGACTTTCATTAAAGAATTTATAACAGCAAATCCAGATGGTAAAGCAGAATATTCTAACTTTGAGAATGAACTCTATAATCTGAAAGAATCTAATACCTCTCCTCGCCCAGCAATTAAAGGCGCCTATGAAATTGTAGAGTATTGGGGGTATGCTTCATTTAGTGATCTATTAGAATTAGATCCGGTGCGCTTTGCTGAAATGGCTGCTACGTTAGGTGTAGATGATGATGTTCCTTGCAATATTTGGACTATAGGAAATACAGTAATTAAAGTTGAGATCCAACCTATTACTGGTTTAGTGATTCCTTACTATGTTTATTACTTCGATAAGGACGAAACCTCTATATATGGTGAGGGCATTGCTTCCATAATGAGAGACCCGCAGCGATTAGTTAATGCTTCTATTAGAGCAATGATTGATAATGCTGCCCATTGTGCAGGACCTCAGTACGAAGTCAATGTTGATCTTCTTGCTGATGGTGAAGATCCTTCAGATATTGGTGCTTTCAAAGTATGGCTACGTACAGGGCGTGATGCTGATGTAGCAGGAAAAGAAGTTGTTCGTGTAAAAACAATAGCTTCCTACACCCCTGAATTCCTTAACATGTACGGATTATTTAGCAGACTAGGTGATGAAGTTACAATAGTTCCTCGTTACCTGCAGGGTGATGCAAGGGTCAGTGGCGCGGGGCGAACTGCTTCTGGTTTATCGATGCTAATGGGACAGGCGAATGTCGGTCTATCTGATCTAGTAAAGATGTTTGATGATGGTATAACTAAACCATTTATCACAGCAATGTATAACTGGAATATGGAATTTAACGAGAACCAAGATGTTAAAGGAGATATGAAGATTATTGCTCGTGGTTCAACTGCTCTTATGGCTAAAGAGATTCGAGCTCAACAGATACAGACATTCTTACAGATGACCCTTAATCCGGAAGACGTAACATGGATTAAACGTGGCAACCTACTTAGACGTTGGTCCGAGTCAACGGATATTGGTGGTGATGAAGCTGTATATACTGAAGATGAGCATAGTGCACTAATGGAACAGCGACAAGCAGCAATGGCCCAAGCCCAGGAAGCTCAGCAAGGTGCGGGGTTTAATCAACTCGAGTCAGTTATAAAACAACTTGAAGGCGGTATGCAGATGATCGCTGAAAAAGTTAGTGGTATAGAAGATTTTATTACTCAGG